CAGAGTTGAACCAACATTTACATCATCCGAAGTGATGACAGGTTTCGGTGGAAAACTTGCACCACCACCTGCACACCAACCGGAACTATGAAGTTTTTAAGAAGTATGTTGAGTGATGGTCATAATGATTCTTGGAGTTCCAAGAGAGTTATAACCTTCCTCGCTTTTATTATGTGTTCGGTGGCCTTTATGAGTAATGTGTTTTTTGGAAAAACTGTGGATAACACACTATTCGACAGTATGATGTATATTGTTGTTGCAGGTTTAGGTTTCACTGCATCAGAAAAATTTGCAAGTCACAAAAATAAAGTTAATTTTTAGGAGTTTAAAATGAAAAAGTTCATAGCGTTACTTACACTTACATTGGTCACAACACTTTCTTTTGGTGCTGAAACTGAAAAAGTTTGCATCGATAAAATGACCAAAGATGGAAAACCTGTTCTAGATAAAGCAGGTAAGCCACAACAAGAATGCAAGACTATCAAAGTTCACAAGAAACTTGAAGGTACCAAGGTTCCAGAAAAGTCAGAAAAGAAATAAAATGGCGACTACAACGGAAAGACTTGGCATTGTCGAGACCAAGGTAGAAAACATCAATGAAAAAATTGATGTTCTTAAAGTGGATGTGAAAGACATGCACAATTGTCTCGATAGAACCCGTGACGACCTCAAGGGTGAACTTGAAAAGATGTATGGTGCTTCTTGTGAGCAACATGCCGCTTTAGCCAAGGATATTTCCGAATTAAAGAAATTGAAAGAGAAGTGGACATACATGATTGCCGGTGGCATAGGCGTGGGTGGATGGATTGCTGGCCATTCCGATAAAATCCTTTCTCTGTTAAGTTAATTACCAAAAATGGTATTGCACTCCAAATAAAAATGTGCTAGAATAACAGAACTTTACATTATGTTGCCTTGTTATGTCCGTTTTTATTGATCGAAAATACCTCAAACTACTCTCTCCAAAATTAAATAGGTTTTCCCAAAAGAAAGAAGACCTGTTTAATTTTCGGTGCCCGTTTTGTGGTGATTCACAGAAGCACCTACACAAAGCACGTGGTTATGTTTACCGCAAAAAGAATGATTACTTCTATAAGTGTCAGAATTGTGGTATTGGTCATACAATGTATAACTTCATCAATTTACTTGATGCAAATCTAGTCAAGGAATATGCACTTGAACGTTATGCAGATACACACAAAACTCCAACAAAAATTGAAAAAACTGAACTGAAGTTTGAAGCACCAGTGTTCAAAAAGAAACCAAAGGATATAAATCTACCAAAGATTATTGATCTACCGATGGATCACTATGCGGCACAGTATTGCATAGGACGAAAAATTCCAGAGGCTACATATAATACACTATACTATGCAAATGACTTCAAAGCATTTATCGATGAGTTGCTTCCAGACCACGATAAAGACTTGAAAGAAGATGATCCTAGACTTATTATTCCTTTTTTCGACATTGATGGTTCTCTGTTAGCGGTTCAAGGTCGTGCGTTGCGTGATTCAAAGATTCGTTATATTACAATTAAAATTGCAGAAGAAAGTATAAAAATCTTCGGACTGGATAGAGTGAATAAAGATGAAAAAGTATATGTAACTGAAGGTCCAATCGATTCCCTTTTCCTACCAAATGCTGTTGCTACAGCCGATGCTAATTTAGCCAATGCTGTAAGTTATATAAAAAGGGATAAGTTGGTTCTAGTATTTGATAATGAACCTAGAAATAAAGATATTTGTAAATTGATGGACAAAGCAATCGAGAATCATTTTGCAATTTGTATTTGGCCTGAGATGATGCAAGAGAAAGATATTAATGATATGATATTGTCTGGATTTACAACTGATGAAATTGTTGACATTATTGATAAGAACACATTCGTTAATTTGAGAGCAAAGATGGAATTTATTCAATGGAAGAAAGTATGAACGTAAAATTAATTAATTATTCACAAAGCCCCGATGGAATGAACTTACTTGAGCAGGTGGCTTTCGCCGCACGTGTATCGAATCCAACAAATCAAAACAATTCAGAAACTGCCGAGAAGTTAGTTCGCTATCTGATTAAGCACCAGCATTGGTCGCCATTGGAGATGGTCTCCGTATGCATGGAGATCGAAACCACACGTGACATTGCACGACAGATTCTACGTCACCGTTCTTTTTCTTTCCAAGAGTTTAGCCAACGTTATGCTGATGCATCACAACTTGGTTTTGAAATTAGAGAAACCCGTTTGCAAGATATGAAGAATCGTCAAAATAGTGTTGAACTAAAAAGAGATGATGATTCTAGAAGACTGGCATATCAGTGGGAAAACATGCAGAATAATATTCAAAAAATGTGTCAAGACACATATCAATGGGCCTTGGAACATGGAATCGCCAAAGAACAAGCACGTGCCGTTCTTCCTGAAGGTATGACATGTTCACGTATGTACATGAACGGAACTCTGCGTTCTTGGGTACACTATATACAGCTCCGATCCGGTAACGGAACACAAAAAGAACACCGTGAAATTGCTTTGGCTTGTGCTGATGCAATCGAACCAATTTTTCCAATGATTAAGGAATATATTAATGTACAATGATGTAGTTAAGTTTATTGAAGCATGTGACCAAGAAAAGACATTAGATAATGTTAAATTATATGATAAACTTATTCGAGAAGAATATGATGAATATGTTGGTGCGCTATTAACAAAAGATGAAGTAGAAACCCTCGATGCATGTATGGATATGATTTGGGTTATTCTAGGTTATTGCTACATGAAAGGCTATGATGTTTCTGGTGCATGGAATGAAGTTGCTAGATCGAATCTAGATAAAATTGATCCAGTAACAGGTAAAGTTAAAAAACGTGAAGATGGTAAAGTGATGAAACCCGAAGGTTGGAAACCACCGCAACTAGAAAACTTTGTAAAATAATAAGGAAAAATATGGAATATATGGGTATCACAATAGACTTGGAAAAAGATAAACTATTTGATGAATTGGGTATTAAACGATTAAAAGAATCGTACATGCGTGATGATGAAACATCACCACAACAGAGGTTTGCATATGTATCAACGTCTTTTGGCTCTAATCCGGAGCATTCCCAGCGTTTGTATAATTACGCCTCTAATCATTGGCTTAGCTATAGCACTCCTATTCTTAGCTACGGCCGTTCTAAGCGTGGGCTACCTATTTCATGCTTTCTTAACTATGTTGAAGATACTGCGGAGGGTCTAGTTGATAATCTTTCTGAAACTAATTGGCTGTCTATGTTTGGCGGCGGTGTTGGCATCGGCTTTGGGATACGTTCTGCGGATGATAAGAGTACTGGGGTTATGCCTCACCTCAAGATTTACGATGCCTCTAGTCTTGCGTATCGTCAAGGACGCACTCGCCGTGGCTCTTATGCTGCCTACCTTGATATTAGTCATCCTGACCTTATTCCCTTTTTAGAGATGCGTAAACCAACGGGTGATCCAAACGTCCGTTGTTTGAATCTGCATCATGGTATCAATATCACCGATGATTTCATGCGAATCATTGAAAAATGTATGGTCGATCCAGAAGCGAATGATGCTTGGGAACTAAAAGATCCACATTCAGGTGAAGTGCGTGAAGTTGTGTCTGCTAAACATCTGTGGCAACAAATTCTCGAACTCCGTATGCATACAGGTGAACCATACATTCATTACATTGATACAAGCAATCGTGGACTTCCACAATTCTTAAAAGATAAAGGTCTGAAAGTACACCAATCAAATCTTTGCTCGGAGATTATTCTTCCTACTAATGAAGAACGAACTGCTGTATGTTGCTTATCGTCCGTAAATTTGGAGTATTATGATGATTGGAAAGATAACGAATTATTTCTTCGGGACATTGCAGAGATGCTCGATAACGTCCTTCAATATTTCATTGATAATGCTCCTGATAGCATATCACGTGCAAGATATAGTGCTAGCCGTGAACGGAGCATCGGTGTTGGCGCTCTCGGCTTTCATGCTTTTCTCCAAAAGAACAATGTAGCATTTGAAGGTGTAATGGCAAAAGTATTAAACAATAAGATTTTCAAACATATCAGAGGTAAACTAGATGAAGCAAATCTTCAACTCGGTACTGAACGCGGTGAAGCACCCGATGCTACGGGTAGTGGCCAGCGTTTCAGTCATCTTATGGCTATTGCTCCAAATGCTTCTTCGTCTATCATTATGGGAAATACTAGCCCTAGCATTGAGCCTTATCGTGCTAACGCTTACCGTCAGGACACTTTATCTGGCTCATTTTTAAATAAGAATCGTTGGCTCGATAGAGTAATCAGAAAACATCTGTCACTAGAAGATGGAATGGATTCTGGAAAATATGCTGATATTTGGTCTTCAATTATTGCTAATGATGGTTCTGTACAACACCTTGATTGGATGGACGAGGACACAAAAGCCGTGTTTAAGACTTCTATGGAAATCGACCAACGTTGGGTGATTGAACATGCCGCAGACCGTCAAGTTTACATTGACCAAGCACAATCACTAAACGTATTCTTCCGACCAGATTCTCATCTGAAATATATACATGCTATTCACTTCTTAGCATGGAAGAAAGGTGTGAAAACATTATATTACTGCCGTTCAGAAAAATTGGCAAAGGCTGATAAGGTTTCCAAGAGAATTGAACGTGATGTAATTAAAGAACTTGATATGACAGCCCTCGCTGAAGGTAATGATTGTATTGCCTGTGAGGGATAAATGTCACATATAATTGCAAACCTACCAACAGTAAAATGTTTTGTTCGCAAAGAATTTCTTTATGACTTCGAAAAAGGTTATGATGAGTTGGAACCTTGTTGGTGGGTTAGTATTAAATCATTAAGAGGACAAGCATTTCGAATTGAATCTTATTTGAATCAATATGGTGCATTGTATGATAAGTTACCCATCAGTGCATACTGTTGGAAACCTATTGAAGGTGAGCCACTTCCACTTGATTATTTGCAGTTATGGGACTGCCTAAGTTACGATATTACTGTACTGAAGAAGGCACAATTGCAATCGATGAAATGTAAATTCAAATTGAAAAGTGGTGATTGGATGTATGGTGAATATATGTTCACAGTAGATTCGGCACACCCAGATTTTAACGTTATAGATACTGGTCTCTCTGAGGATGTTGAAGACCATAAATCTTATAACTTCATCAAGTGTGATAATGGTCAATTTGCATGTCAACCTAATAATAGAATGATTGTGTTTGAGCCATCGAGTAATCCTCGTGAATTAAAGTATCCGGATTTTAAAGTATCAACCAAAAGGTGGTCCGTAGAAACTGAAGCAAAATGGGCTTTAGGTGACACTGATACCGTAATGTATGAAAGAAAAGAAAAATGAAAAAATTAATTATAACAATAATGGCGATGGCAACCATCGTAGCATTTGCACAAGGCAAACAAAAAACTGGTGTAACTTATGATGCGGTATTGACAAGAGTTGTGGATGGTGATACAGTAGCGTTTCAGGCTAACTGGTTACCTGATCCACTTAAAAAGGAATTAAGTGTTCGTGTTTTTGGTGTTGACACACCAGAAAAAGGTTTTCGTGCTGGATGTCCAGAAGAAGATGCACGTGGCCAAGCCGCAACGGCATTCACGAAAGCACAAATCAATGCGGCACAAAAAAGACAGATTGTCTTAATGGATTGGGACAAATACGGTGGTCGTGTTTTAGGTGATGTTCTGTTAGACGGAAAAAGTCTCAGAATGATGTTAATTAACAATGGTTTCGCACGTGAATATTACGGTGAAGCTAAAACTTCTTGGTGTAACAAATGAGAAAAATTTTAAGATTTACGGCATCTTGGTGCCAACCCTGCAAAAACTTGGCTAAACAATTAGAAGAAATTGATACAGGCTTACCAATTGAAGTCTTTGATATTGACGTTGATACAGAACTGGCAATGGACTATGGAATCCGATCAGTTCCTACATTGGTTATTGTTGAAGAAAATATTGAAGTTAAAAGAATGACGGGTTTAGTAACAAAAGAAATTTTGAAGAATTGGATTGAAGCATGATTAAAAAGACATCTTCTAGACTAACGGATGAAAGAAACAATTTCAAACCTTTCAATTATCCTTGGGCTTATGATGCTTGGTTGAAACATGAACAAAGCCATTGGCTTCACACTGAAGTACCAATGGCTGAGGATGTGAAAGATTGGAAAAAGAAATTAACGGATCAAGAAAAACAATTTCTTACCAACATTTTCCGATTCTTCACTCAAGGTGACATTGATGTTGCCGGTGGTTATGTTCGTAATTACTTGCCTTATTTTCCACAACCAGAAGTACGAATGATGCTGATGGGTTTTGCCGCACGTGAAGCACTTCATATTGCCGCTTACTCACATTTGATTGAAACACTAGGCTTGCCTGAAACAACATACAATCAATTCTTGGACTACCAAGAAATGAAAGACAAGCACGATTATGTTTTAGATATTGCAAGCAAAAACGGAACAAAAGAGAATACTGCACGCCACATCGCCGTGTTCAGTGCATTTACTGAAGGTATGCAGTTATTCTCCTCTTTTGTTATGTTATTGAATTTCCCACGCACAGGTAAGATGAAGGGTATGGGACAGATTGTTACTTGGTCTATTGTCGATGAGACAATGCACGCCGAGAACATGATGAAATTATTCAAAACATACATAAGCGAGAATCAGGAAATCTGGAATGATGAATTAAAATCATCCATTTACACTATTGCAGAACGCATGGTTGAACTAGAAGATAAGTTCATTGATTTGTCGTTTGGTATGGGTGAGATGGAAGGTCTGACAAGTGATGATTTGAAAAAATACATCCGATATATTGCTGACCGCAGATTGATTGGTTTAGGTATGAAGGGTATTTTTAAAGTCAAACGCAATCCATTGCCATGGGTTGAAGAGATGATTAATGCACCAACTCATACTAACTTTTTTGAAAATCGTGCAACAGACTATGCTAAAGGTGCCACATCAGGAAACTGGGGTGACGTTTGGGCATAAAATAAGAAGGATAAAAAATGTCTGAAAAAATTACAACCGCAGAGTGTGAAAATTGTGAATCAACCTGTGAAATTGCGTTTGAAGAAGATTATGTGTCAGATGAATCTCCCACCTTTTGCCCGTTCTGTGGTGAAAGAATCGAAGTCCTAAATGAAGAATATATAGAAGATGAGGACTTTGATGAGAATGAGGAATGGGACAAATAAATTGGCAATACGACAATAAAGATTTTACAGAAAATGATGTGGGTGATAATTATGGCTTTGTCTATATTATCACCCATTTAGCTACAGGTAGAAAATATATTGGTAAAAAGTTTTTTTATTCTATGAAAACGAAAGTTCTCAAAGGTAAAAAGAAAAGGTACAAAACACCTTCGGACTGGCAAACTTACTACGGATCTAGTGCCGAGTTGCAAAATGATGTTATACTACACGGGAAAGAAAACTTCAAAAGAGAAATCTTACACCTATGTAAATCAAAAGGTGAATGTGGTTATCTAGAA